CCGGACGGCCTCCGGTCTGGCGATGCTTATGGGTAACGCCAGCAAGGTTCTCCAGACCGTTGCAGCGAACATCGACCGGGACATCCTCGATCCGCTTCTGCGCCAGCTCCTCGACATGATCCTGCTCACAGACGAGACGGGGATGCTTGATGGTGACGAGACCATCAAGGTCATGGGCGTCTCGGTGGCGGTGCAGAAAGAGACCCAGCGGTCTCGCCAGCTCGAGTTCCTCCAGATCACGGCCAACCCGATCGACAGCCAGATCGTCGGTCCCAAGGGTCGCGCCGCTCTCCTGCGCTCCGTCTCCGAAACACTCGGCCTGCCTGGCGGCAGCATCGTGCCGTCGGACGACGATATGGAGAAGCAGCAGCAGGCCATGCAGATGCAGGCGATGGCCATGGCGGGCGGTCAAGCCCAGGGTGCTCAGCCCCCGAAAGGCGGCAACGTCAACGGTGACATGGGTCCGCGCACGTCCATCGCAGGAGGTCCGTGATGGCATTTGATCCCTACAACAAGCCCGGCGCTCCCAGCTACGAAGCGGCCTACCAGGAAGCCTCGCGCCAGACCGCAGCGAACGCTGCTGCCTACCGTCCGCAGCGGATGAACCCGCAGGACATGAAGACGATGCTGGCGCAGAAGCTCGCCGCCTGGCGGGCGCAGCCCAAGGACGCGAATGGGCGTCGCGCGCTCCCGGTAGGGACGCCACAGCTCCCATACCAGCGTGTCAATGCGCAGGACATCTACAACCAGCAGATGGCTGCGTATCAGCAGCAGCTCGCTGAGTGGAACCGCCAGAAGGCGGCTTGGGACGCCCAGCAGGCGGAAGCCGCAGCTCAGTATCGCGATTATGGCGGGTTTGGCGGTGATGGCGGAGGCGGTGATGGCACCGCTGGTGGCCTTGGCGACACCGCTGGTGGCGGTGGTTACGGCGGTAACGGTGGCGATGGCGGCAGCGGCGGGTTTGGCGACGCTGGCGGCTCTCCCGCAGGTGACGGCGGCGGCACCATGGGCGGTGCGATGTCTCGCGGCGGCAAGGTCGCCAAGTATTCCAAGGGCGGCATGGTGAGCGACAGCTTCTCCCAGATGTCCCGCCATCTCATGAAGAAGCGGAGCAAGTGATGCGCGCACCGAAAGTGTCAGGCAAATCGCCTCGTGTCCCAGCTATTGCCGGTGGCACCGTCACGGCTCCCAAGATCTCACAGATGCGTGGAAAGGGCATGAACGCAGGTGGTTCTCCGAACGACCTGAAGAAGCTCTTCCCCAAGGGTTCCCGCACCGCACCGAAGTTTTCGAAGGGCGGGAAAGTCAGCAAGCGCGATTGCGGTTGCAAGTAATACCTTTGGCCAAGGTAAGGAGAACACCATGAAGTCCAAAGTCGAGAAGACCGGCATGTCCGGGTTCGAGTTCGCCAAGGGCGGCTCAGCCGGTATGCACAAGTTCACCCCGTCGAAGACGCAGGAGCCCGGTCAGACCGGCCCGGCTGGTTCGGACACGGGCGAGTTCGCCAAGGGCGGCAAGCGCCTCGGTGACATTCAGCGTCCGTCGATGACGCAGAAGCCCGCGTGAGGCTTCCATGAAGCCGGACGCGAAGAAGCCTGCCAAAGAGATCAAGGCGGAAATCCTTCCGTCTCGCTTCTCCCGCACGAATGTTACGGGCGACGCTTCGTACGCCCGTATCAACAATAACTACGCGAAGAAGGCTCCCGCCGATCCAGTCATGGACTTGACGGCGCAGATGTACTTCCGCGCTCCCTTTGGTGGTCGATGACCGACAAAGAGCTGATTTTGTCAGCAGCAAGACTAGCGAGACACGCTCCCGAGGACTGGAAAGAGTTCTTGGGAGCGCTGTCCGCCCACACTGAAAACTACATCTCCAACTGTATCTCGTCGCCGCTTGAGGCACTCCCCCAGAACCAAGGCCGCGCCCAGTCCATGGTCGCGCTCCTCAAGGTGCTGCGTGAGTGTCTGAAAAGTGCCGACCAGATTGAAGGAAAGCGTAAATGAGCATTGCTCCCGTTGACCAAAGTGTTGTCATTCCCGCCGCCGTGAAGGCCGCAGGTGCAGCCGCAGAAGCATTTTACCAGCAGGAAGAAGCTGGCCAGGATAATGTGAATGGGGACCAGGAAGCGCAGCAGGCGGAAGCCGCCGCTGAAACCGAGGCCAAAGAGCCCGAAGCCGGACAGGAACAGGCCGAAAGTGGCGTTACTGCCGAAAGTAATCCCCAGACGAAAGAAGACGATCAGTCCTGGGAGCACCGATACAAGTCCATGAAGGGGCGGTTTGACCGCTCGCAGGATCAGATCCGCTCGCTCTCCGAGCAGATCCAGAGCCTGCAGAACGTCATGGCGACGATGCAGGCGACCAGCGCAGCACCGACTGCTGGCGAAGCAGAAGCTGCGATCGAGCGGCTCATCACGCCTGAAGAAGAGAATGACTACGGCTCGGAGTTCCTGAAGGTCGTCGGCAAGAAGGCTCGCGAAGAGCTGCTGCCGATGATTAAGCAGTACGAGGCCAAGATCGCCCAGCTCGAAGGCCAGCTTCAGGGTGTGGGCGGCAAGATCGCGCATGACGCACGCCAGCAGATGTTGGGCTCGCTCGACGAGAAGATCCCCAACTGGCGCGAGATAAACCGCGATGAAACCTTCCTGCAATGGTTGCAGTTGCCAGATACTTATTCTGGTGCTATTAGACATGAACTATTGAAGGCTGCATACGAGCGGAACGACGCCCCTCGGGTCGCAGCTTTCTTCACAGGCTTCCTCGCTGAAGAGGCTGCTGTGGCTCCCGCGATGGGAGAGACTGGCCGGAACGCTCCCGCCAAACCGTCTCTCGATCAGTTCGCGGCACCAGGCAGAGCCAAGTCTGCGGCAGCAACGACTGCTCCCGCTGAGAAGCCCTCCTTCACGCGCGCTCAGATCGCGAAGTTCTACGCTGACGCTGCTTCGGGCAAGTACCGGGGGCGGGATGCGGAGAGGGATCGGCTGGAGAAGCAGATCTTCGACGCTCAGCGAGAAGGGCGCATCAGGTAAATCCTTCTCTGAGGAGCCACTACGATGGCATTTCCTAACGCAGGTGCGGGCACGACCCCTCCGATTTGGCCGACTGGTTCGACCTCCAACAACCTCGCTTCGACTGGTTTTATCCCCCAGATTTGGTCGGGTAAGCTCGTCGAGAAGTTCTACGCCAACACCGTTCTGGCAGCGATCTCGAACACCGACTACGAAGGTGAGATCCGCAACCAGGGCGACACGGTCAAGATCCGTACGAAGCCGACGGTTTCGATCAAGGACTACCGCGCTGACGGTGACCTCGAGATCGAACGCCCGACGGGCAACGTCCTCGATCTGAACATCGACAAGGGCAAGTACTTTGCTCTCGCTCTCGACGACGTGATGGAGATCCAGTCGGACCTCAACATCATGTCGATGTGGGCTGACGATGCTTCGCAGCAGTTCAAAATCACGGTCGACACCGACGTGCTCCTTGGCATCAAGGGTGCTTGCTCGGCTCAGAACCGTGGCGCGACGGCTGGTAAGATCTCGGGCAACATCAACCTCGGCGTCACGGGCACCCCGCTCGCCGTCGTTGCTAACAGCCCCGGCGTTGGTCAGGTCGACATCCTCGACGCGATCCTGCGCATGGGTCAGGTACTCGATGAGCAGAACATCCCGGAAGATGGCCGCTGGCTCGTTCTCCCGGTCTGGGCTGCATACCTCATCAAGCGTTCGGAACTCCGCCAGGCTTACCTGACGGGTGACGCGGTGACCCCGCTCCGTAACGGTCGCGTTGGCCAGGTGGACCGCTTCACGCTGTACACCTCCAACCTGCTGCCGAACGGCGTGGCCGGTGGTCTGGCTGCTGGCGAGTACATGATGTACGCCGGTCACAGCCATGGCCTGACGTTCGCCTCGCAGTTCACGAAGGTCGAGACGATCCGCTCCGAGCGTTCGTTCTCGAACATCCTCCGTGGCCTCCAGGTCTACGGCTACAAGATGGTCGACGGCATCGCCGTCTCCCAGGCCGTCATCACCAAGGCGTAAGTCTTGACGCTCCCCCGGCTTTGAAAACCGGGGGAGCACTTTGTCTTTCAAGGGGTGATTGATGGCTCTCGACACGGTCCAGGATTATGTAGATCGGGTCCGGGTTCTGCTGCAGGACCAGGTCGCACCCTATCGCTATCCAACGGCTGACCTCGTCGAAGCGCTGTCCGAGGGCATCCTCGAGACACGCCGTCTGCGTCCCGACCTCCTGCAGAATTACTTCCGTAGTAACCTGCCGGACTTCTCCACGGCGAACATGAACCAAGCCGTCCCGATCGATCCGCAGTATCGGATGGCGTTCGTCTATTACATCTGC